GCATTAGATCAGCTAGAGCACCAAGAGGAGATCCATCTAATGCTATGCCTGTGATATCATTCTTATACAGCCAATCAGCTGCTGCTTTAAGGTCTGCAGTAGTGGCTTCACCAGCTTTTATTCGTACTAGAAACTCTTCTGTAATTAAATTATGCAGTTCATTAAACTGCTGTTCTGTTGCTCTAGCTTTAGTCATTATGCATTTACGCTGTTTGTTTTACCTAACTTTGCTTTTTTCCAAGGATTAGGATTAGGTAATGGACCATATTTATCTCTATCCATATCTGGCCTTTTATGAGCAGGCCATTCCTTTACTTTATTGTAAGCCATTAAGGTAATAGGTTCTTTTTAACAAGTGCCACAGCTTGATCATCAAGTGTGTTATCTGTGGATTTTGCCAAGCCTTCTAACAAGTCAACAACAAGTTGTTTAACTGCTTAGGACTTTAAAAAGGCGAAAAGGATAGGCTTTAGTAGTAAGGTCATTATTCTTTAGTAGTTTTAGTGGATTTTTTAGTTGCTTTTTTAGCTTTAGCTGCTTCTTTTTCAGCTAATAGTTCTCTTGCACTTTTGTTAGCGTACGTCATTTCTTTTTAATAGTTTTACATTTGTACTCTTGTTCTTTCCAAGGTAATTTAAAACCTTTCACAGGAGTACATTTTTCTTCAAAATACTTTTTAAGAGATAGTTTTTTGTCTTCTTCCCATTTAGCTATAGGAATAACATCAGAACACATCTCTGATACTCTAGATCCAGGTTTTAACATGAAACCTAGCTGTTGTAGTTCAGCACAGTTTTTCATCCTAACTAATTCATAGTCAAGACGCATCTTTTCTTCTTGTCGAGCTGCCATACTACGACATCTTTTCAAACCTTCTCTATCTAAAGGTACCATAAAGTTAATCTGAGCACCCCAGTTTTCAGCTATAGTATAACTTGAAGGACTCATACCATCTTCATCTATGTCCCAAGGTTTTGTATGATTACCCATATAAAAAGGGCTAAATGTCATAGTAGATCCATTACAACTTATATTAGGTCCGTAATGTTGTCTAGACGGTGCCCCATTATTCTGGAATTGCACCGCCTGATTAGTTACATTACCTGTCGCAGCTGCAACTGGATTACTAACATTCGTTGTCTCTGGATCACTAGCTTTAGCAGGTGTTATTGAGAGAAGACTGATAAGGAGGTAGTAGTAGAAGTAGTGTCGATTTCTCGATCTATTTCTGTTACCTCTAGTACTTGACTGGCTGCTCTTGTTACTATTTCTAGTGTAAAAGGATCTCCAGCTGTGGTTATTGTATAGACTGAATCTGAATCTACTAAACCACCTGAAGTAGCTGATGTATGGGTTATATTTTCCCCATTCCATGAATTTAATGCCGACCCATAAGTTGTTGTAGTTATTTCTTCTACAATCTCTTGGGTCGTTGTTGTTGTACTTTGCATTGACCCTTGTGTAAAATTGGGGGTCACTAATTCTGCTTTGATAGTAGTTGGTGATAGCAGTAACAGCGTTATTAACCATTTCTTCATTCTTCCTTTTTCTTAGCCATTGGACAATTTGTCACGCCTTTGTCTTTGTTATTATTACCAGTAGACAAGCCAAATGTAGCAAGTGCTCCAGTAAATACCGACGCAACGAATGTAATATCTGAGTTACCAGCTTTCTTTATCATAGGTAACTCAACATAATTCATTGTTATGATAAATCCAGACCAAACTACAACGCCAAGTCTGACAAATGTACCAAGAATCTGGATTTGATGTTCTTGATCCTCTGCAGCATCTTTCAGCTTTCCGAGGAGTCCTTTTTTTTCTTCCTTTTTTCCTTCCATTTATCAATCTTACCTTGTAGGAATTTCTGTAATTTCTTCTTTATTTGATTGAAGAAAGGTGTGGCTAAAGTGGTTGTTGCTACAGCTGCCACTGCTGCATAGGTTGCAGTTGCCACCACCTCAGTTGTAGGTAATGGCATCTGTATGTCTAATACAGGAATCTGTATCTGAGGAGCTTCTGTTTTTTCACTAGATTTAGCCTTAACTCCTTTAGGTGCCTCCAGATCACTGGGTGGTACAACAATAGGTGTATACCCAGGAATACGAGCTGAAGGCGGTTTAAATTCAAGTTGTATTGGTGGTAGATTTTTAGGAAGATCAGCAGTCGGTAATTTCACCTTACCAAGGTTTACCGACACCTGTTGTTGGGGTTTTCTGTTCGTTTACACCGTTCTCTACAGCTGTTTCAATTGCAGCTACAGTACCTTCATTATCTGCATCTAGTTTTGCTTTAACCCAACCTAGTACTGTTTCTTCAGTAAGATCAGCATATGGTACAAGAGTATCAGGCTTAGGAAGATCTACTTCACCAGTAGCTCTGAATGAATAGGTACCATCAGCACCGTTAACACGATAGATAACTTTATTTACATAACCATCAGCTAGCTCACGCTGCATGGTATTGATTTGCCAAGTTTTTGTTGCCATTTTAATTAATGAATAAATTGTTTTTGGGTTTGTGTTACCGAACTAGGTAACGGTCTAAAACGGTACCATCTGTATCAGTACCAATGTTTTCTTTCATTAGTAGCCATCTAGTGCCTACTGGTTGTCCTCTTCTAACGATTAGTTTACCGACCATACCAATTGCATCCCATTCCTTTCTATCTTTTCTAGGAATATAAGCTTTAGTAGGATCATAATCTGTTGTATCTATATCTTTACCGTAAGATGTATATCTAATGTTATTTGTAATAGCAAAATCAGGGATTAAATTCTTAGCCTTTTGCTTTTCAATATCCTCAACTCTTACACGTTCAACATCTCCATGATCTAAACTGCGACGATTGTTTGGATCAGGTTGAGCACATAAAGTCTTTACGCCATCAACATAAGTATATTCTTTTCTCCAAACCAACCATTCTTGTGGTTTTCTAATTGCAGTTCCATAAATATCTTTCTTATAGCGACCATGCCAACCTAAAGATGCTGAGTCACCTAACACCGCTGGATTAGGAGAAACAACACCAATAATATTATCTTTGTTGTCACCATCAGTTGCAAGTTTAACCTTTTCACCATCTAGAACTACAGTCATACCACGCCTTTCTTGATCACTTGCGTTACCGTCTGTCCACTCAAAACATTCAGCATAGTCAGCGTTAGAAAGATTATCTGTCTCGTCAGCTCTGGTAGTACCATCAGCTTCAACTGAAAAGTTAGCTTCATTATTAACTTCACTATAGATAACCTTGTCACTATCAGCATTATTTCTAGCATATATATAAGTTTGGTCTGTATTATCGTCTGCATATGCAGCTATAGATGTCTCTGCTCCAGCGTAAACACTGTTAGGAGAAGTTTCATCTGACTCAACACGACCAGCCCATATATGTTTCTTACAGTTTATACGACCACTACCTGTAAAACTTATTGTTTGATCTTGGTCATAATCAGCTTGTGCATCGGCTTGAGCCGAGACATAATAGAAACATCTTCTATCATCCCAGTCAGCAGAAGCTGTCCTCATAAATACTCTATCTCGGTACACAGTACCGTCAGTAGTACCTCTGTTAGCGAAATATCCTATATAATCAGCATCATCATATTCTCTAGTAGTAGTATTATCATCTTTATTCTTGGTACCAATCATCATGTACCCTTCAGCAAATACTCTTCCTCTACCGTCTACTGCAAAGTGAGTATTAACTGAATTACTCCTTTTCATTTTGATCCAGAGTGCATCTGCATCTATACTAGTATCTCTAGAATAGATCCCTACCAAACCTTCATCTTCATCTGCATTACTGTGCCAAATGCTTCTACCTCTAGTTTCAGTACCTGAAGCATCTGTCCAAAATTTAATACTATTATTATTGTAGAGTGCTACATCCCCTCCACCAGTACATCTGATACTATTTTCCCAACCACCGTCTGCATAGTTAGCTATATGAAAGGTATTAGAAGCACTTGCCTGGAATCTCCATTTATCATTATCATCATCACCTTCATCTGCGCTCATATAAATATAAGCACCAACAGCTTCTCTTCCAGTAATTTTTATTCCATCAGTAGTAGTATTGAAAACTTTGTCGTTATCATAATAGAGATCTACGCTTCCGTTTTGAGTTGCTGTTAGACAAGATTCGGTATTATCTACATTAACGATTCTTACAGTACTACCTGCAATTTTTAATTCTCCTGTACCGTTATCCTTAATAAACGAGTTAGTCCCATCATGATACAGCTGTAAATCGTTATCATCTCCAAGTAATATTTTATGGTTATCTTTCCCTACGAAACTACCAAGACTATCAAACTCCCATGTCTGTACTGGAACAGTTGGTTGAGCTGAAGGTGACGTCCATATCTGGATACCTCCATCCTCATTTGAATGTCCCGCACCACTTCTCGTATGAGTACCTGTAATACCAGAAACAATATTACCACCTTTTCTAAAGATAATTGCACCACAATGTTCATCATGATCCCAGTTATGGGTTGAATCATTATCTAAAACTAATTTTAGAGGACTACTATCTAATGCAGTATTAGGTGCTCCTCCAGCGGTTATAGTTACTCCAGCAGAAGTCGTCGCTAACTTAGGATTAGTACTACCGTCATAATAAAGCTTTACGGAGCCATCGTCTTCGCATGTAATACTATCCTCACCGTCTTTTGCTCTTATATAGATATTTGAATCATTATTTGAACTAGCATTTTGAATATATATGTCACCAGTTTCATTATTTATTTTTGAGTCTGTTCCATCGTGGAGAATTTTAAAATCCTGAGAAGCTCCTACTGAAAAATGAGTTGAATCACTTTGCATCAGTACGTTTCCAGCTGGCGTAATACGCAGTCTTTCTACTGGACTTGATGCATTATCAGCAGTGGTTGCAAAAACTAGTCTGGTTGGATAATCATTACTTGCCCATTGCCCTCCAGCCTGAGCATAAATATAGGCACCTTCAGCAGAGGTATTATCTGCAAAAATTATCTTACCTAAACCAGAATTATTAGCAGGATTTGCTGCTCCTCTTTGTATATGAAGTGTTCCTGTTGTATTAGCATTATCACTTCTTCCTTGTATTATTGCCCTAGTATCAGTAGAACTAGAAGTTATTCCTGCTAAAATTCTTCCATTCTCATCAATACGAAGTCTTTCTCCACCATTCACTGATGTTCTAAATGATATAACCCCCTCATCTTTATTTGTTGTATCAGCACCTGTTTCAAAAATAATATTTGCAACTGCTGTACCATTCCATTTACCTATAATATTTCCAAGGAATTGATCTGAACCACTCCTGTTTACATCAAAAGTTAATGCTGGATAAAGTTCGCCTGTATCTTTTAAGGTAATACCGTGATTATTTGATGTTGGAGTTAGCTGTATGCCAGAAGCAGTTGTCTCAAACTTAGGATTAGTACTACCGTCATAATAAAGAGCAACTTTACCGTCGGGATCACAAGTTAAAGAGTTTTCTCCGTTCTTAGGACGTAGGAATATCTTTTCAGGATTTCCATCAGCACTCTGAATATATAAATCTCCAGTCCCAGCATTTTCAATGAATGAGTAACTTCCTGAATGGAAAATCTCTAAATCATTCCCTGTGCCAAACTGAGCTTTAACTGAATCTCCAAACTGCAAAGCTGCATCTAATACTTCTATATGTTCAGCACCAACTGCATCGTCTGCAATCTTAGCTCCAGTAATTACATCATTATCAATCGTAAATGACGAACCTGATGAAGCTACTGTTATATCTCCATAATCTCCATCACTTAAAGAAGCACCTCCAGCTCCAGAGTCTTGGGCTGGTTCCCATCTAGAGTTAGCATTAATCCATTTAAGAACTTGTCCA